CTGAGGTCGGCATTGATGACCTGCTCCATGGCATAATCAGCAGAAGAGTTATGCTTCAGGGTGTAGACATGGTTTTTGCATGCTCTGTAGAGGAGCTCTTCGTTTAACTCTTGGCCCCCGGTGAGTTTCGCCAGGCAGACGGACCGCATGCACTCGACTAGTGACGACAATTTTTCAAGGCGTAGACTGTAGAGCAATGCTCCAAGGTAGACCTCTGGCCGATAAAAGTACATAGCATTCCTGCTATTTGTGTATTGCTTCTTCGTGAGCACTTTCCGGACGTCGCGGAACATTTTCCATGTTGAAAGTGTGCCGTCAAGAGTGGCAGATTTCTTAGAGCAGAATTCGACTTGATAGAATTCACCAACGTCAACACATCCGACTACTTGTCCTAAGCCGACAACTTAGTAGCTCTTATCGCGTGCAGTTAGCTTCTTGATAGAGTCTACAATGCCTGTCGTCAACTTGGGGTCGCACCAACAAACAGTGTCGTCACCAGAAGCTATGACGCATACGTCAGGGCTTGACCATGGCTCAGGTACGCCGGACTCTTATATGTAGTAGTACATGTACGCGATAGAGCGGAGGGTGTTTCCCAGGGTTGTGCGTGTGGACAACCCGCTGAAGGTAGTCCCGTTGATCTCTAGGCGTGCGATGTCTTCCCAGGGCCTGTCGTGGCGCTTCATAGTCTCCCTACGGTACTGCGCTAGCTGTTCGGCAGTCCACTCATTATCATTGATTCCAGGGGCATCGATGAACAACGTGTAAATTGTCTGAAGGAGGGAGGACATTAACGACTTGGTCAGCTCTGCGGGGTCCCGGTGGTTGGTGAGTCCCTCACATTAGTGGTAGCACCACCTCTCGACGAGAGGTTCAATTCGCCTGAAGAGCTCATTGTCAACGATGTCCTGAAGTATGGCGAATTGGCTGCTGTCAAAACCAGAGCCATCGATGCTGATGGCTTTGAAGTGGGCCTGGATCCGTTAGGAGACATTTTCGATGATGTCAGCGGACGTTGCAGAGTGGATGAATTCGGGGAGTATGTTCTTGAGAGGGCCAAAGAGTGTTGACTGGAAAGCTGGCATCACTCCGATACCAGAGATGGTCGTGGGGCAGACGAGGCGGCTGCGGCACTTAGTTGTCTGGCCGCTATATCCGTTGATGGCTTCATCTTGTTCCTTGGTGTGCTCGTAAACTTCACCCGCTTTGACAATGGGCTCAAAACAACCAACGTAATCGTTGTATTTTGGGTCGATCAGGAATCTGGTGAGCGAACGCACGTACTTGAGTTTCTTATCACGGGTGAAACTTTCCTAGTTGTGGACGTAATCAAAGGCATTCGTGGGTAGCCATTCGTCCATGAGCTGTGGGATCCAAGTGTCCATCCACCGGTTTGTCGTATCCCGGAACTTATCGAGATCTACAGGGTCAGGTTAAACCATTGTGGCGAGTTGCCTAGTGCATGTGGCGCCGATGAGATTATCCCAGCTAATGTGGTCATACTCATGGTTGTAGATTCTGTCACCAGTAACCTTGTCGCAAACAATCGCGCCTGCGCGAGTTTGGAAGAACTGAACGTTGGCATGTTCGTCGCGGGGTATCAGCCGGCCTTTGTGGAGTGTGGTCGGGCCTTCAACACTCTCATAGAGCTGGCGAAGGTTGTACAAGGTTTGCTGAGTTGTGACTCCCTGTCCAGGGACGAGCAATAACGGATTGATTGTATCTATCTGAGTACTATCGACCTCTTTCACCCATAAGTAATTGGTGGAGGGCTCAAGGGGAACGTTGGTTTATTCAACAGGCACTTTAGGTAGTTTTGCCCATGTACTCTTAATATCATTGGTGACGAGGTCATCGGCGATGCGCGGATCGTCAGTCAGGCTGAGGACCCGGGTGACGATACCTCTTGCGTTGGCTTAGTGGCACTGGGCTTCGATACGGGCGGCAATAGCTTCGAGATTGATAGGGTTAGCGGTCGGCAGCGTCTATCCGATAGCAGGGGGTTGGGCATCATCAAGTGATTCATCATCTATTCGCGTGATGGCATTTTTAGTCTTGCCACAATAGACCTCGGGACGCACGCATATAACGGATTGTGCAGGCGCGGTAGAGATGGGAAGTTTTGCTTCGTAAATGGGCCAGTCGCAGAGGATCGGGATGAATTGGCGGAGCCCGGCAAACAGTTAGAACTCGATGTTTTTCCCAGCGATGCTTGTGAACATGTTTTGCTCAGCAAGGATAGCAATTTTGGTCTTGAACTCAGCCGTTCTGTCGGAGTGTGGGTTGATCTCCGAATAATCTCTGAGGATAGCCCAGACGTTGTCAACCTTCATCTCACGGAGGGCAAGTTCAAGCACTTTCTGTGTGTAGTGGTGCTTATCAACCCCTGAGTCGGCGATCCTCTTTTTGAGCTAGATAGAAAACTGGGTGTGCGAAATGGGGCACTAACTCTTTGATAAGACGTCTTCGAAAGTACTCATCAGCTCCAACAATTTGAAATCGAGTGGCGAAGTTGCTTCACAGGGAGGGCCAGCTATGGTGTTAAACCTAAAGGCGTCTTTTTCGTTCCACAATCTATTGGCTACTTAGTGATTCTCAGAGCGAAGACTTTCAAACGAGGTGGGGACGAACCATTTGTATTCTTTAAGCGGCATAACCATCAAAAACTCGATGGCGTAGCCCCAATCCATGCGCGACTGACCAGACCAAATCTCCTGATTGGGTTAGAGATTGTAGTGACAATAAGGGTTGCCGTTTTTGTTTGTGTGCATGATGACTTTTTGCTCACTCGTAACAATGAAGTGACCTTCATTGTGTGGTAACGGATATCGGCCGGGTACTGTTGGGAAGACTGTGCCTTGTGCATAAATCAGAGCATCGGTTGCGTAAAACTTAGTGGTGCGCAAAGCTTTGGACATCTTGCGTTCCTTGAGGCGGGCATTGTGAGCCATTTAGCGAGTGAAGCAAGGCTAATCTCCATCAACGTGGCGAGGGTAAGCTCTATCATACTTGGCAAGTACACGGTCGCGTGGGTCAGAAATGGCGTCAGAGTCATCACCCCAATAATAAGTGGTGTCTTTAGCCGCGAACTTGACCATGAAACCACCCTCTAAGATATCGATCATCCTAACGAGGTGGGGAAGGAAAGTATCAAAAGGGTTGATTTTTCCAGGAGTGTAACAGAGCTCAGAATACTCGTGGGTTAAAAGCTTGAAAGCGATCTCAAACTGGTCGGTACAGTCTTGCCTGCGGGTCTCAAAAGCGCTAAGGCGTCATCAAGTTCCTACTGTTGTTGAGAGTCCATGGGGTTCAGGGCGGCTTGCTGGCGTGGGCAGTCGGTTTGGGTCATTGCTGCGTTGGTCTGGATTACAGGGTGCGCGCCGGGCAGTTGTGGCCCAACGTTGGGGG